GTTTGTGTCAAGGTCGACAACAGCCAATCTACGCAAGGCCTCAAAAGGTTCAGGCATATTATATAACCTTGTGCCCGGACTTGCATTGAATGTTACAAGAACCTCTTTCTCACGGAATTGAAACTTGTCGATAATCTCCCAATATGCACGATTCAATGCTACCAAGATCTTTGCATCCGGAAGATCGAAAGTATCAGTTCCTGTATGCTCATGCATATCATCATACATCTGCACGATATCAAGAGGCATTGATCGGCTCCGCGTAAAGACTTACAAACTGTTCTCTACCACCTTCAACAATAACAGCAGAGATACTAACTGGACCGACAACCATCAAAAAACCTTCCTGCGGCATAAGCTTTACAGACTTTACAATTGCCATCCCATCTGCGCAAGCGGTAGGTTGCAGAATCGTAAGCTCGATTTTCGTTGTTTCAACGTTTTGAGCTACAACTCGCCAGCTACCGCTGCGCAGAGGAACAACAGGAAATGGCTTGTTCTTCGCAAACACGGGCCTTGCGCCTACAATCAAGGACATACGCATAGAATTGTTCTCCGTGTCAAAAGTTAACCGAGTGCAACAAGAACCTTAATAGTAGTTCCTGCAGCAGCAGCGGCTTCCAAAGCTTGCCCAACAATACTTCCTGTGATACCTGCGACTAATTCGGTTGTGTCCAAACCAGGCAATAGCCTTCCAGCCGTTGTCGCACCTAGCTTCAACTTGTCACCAAAAACTACAGCCTCATCCGAAACACCATACGCAATGCCACTTACCAAAACCAGCACTTGCTCATTCGCAGCTGCCGCAAGCGTTCCTACAAGTGATGCTTGTGCAAGTGCAGCTCGTTCTGTAGAGTCACCACCAACCACAATACCGAGACGATTCTTGTGGTTTGTAACAACTGCTGTCTTGGTAACTTGCCCGTTTGCAAGCATCTCTACTGCGTCACCAATGTTTAGTGCCACAGCAGCTTCTGCAAGCAAGACGTTTCCACCTACGTCAAGAAGTTCTCTCTCACCAGCAGAGTGACGAACGAAAGAAAATCTCGTCGGATCGTGTGAGGACATGGAGACCTCCTTTCGTTTACAGCGGGTTTACGCCGACCCAGCCACGCCAATCAGCGAACCAGATCAAGAAGCGTGTAGTTGCCTTGAAGAGCGCAGCGTCGGTATTGAAATCAAAGTGATCATCAAACTCAATAGGCCGACGAGTCAGATGCCAAGCATCATTCCAGCGATCGTCAATGAAGAAATACGACTTCGGCGAAAGCTTGTAATGTGCCACGTGAGGAGTGATAGAACCAAGACGTGCTTTGATTGCATTATCTTGATTGTTTGCAGTGAACGGCTCCTTCTCAGAATTGAAGATCTGATGAGCTCGATTCACGTCTCCTGCGTTGTTTCCAAGGATGATCTTATTGGGCCACATCCGAATCGGATCGCCATTTTCATCCTTCATAAGCTGGTAGAGATCCATAACTGCAGTAACACCAGTCACAGAAAGTGCTACCTCGGCAGAAGGACGATTTGCAACTGTGATTCCTGTTGCATTCATACCAATCAAGGTATGTGCTGTGTGCGCAAGAGGCAGACCATCGAGGCCCTTAAACACAGTACCTGCAAAGGCATCATCGAGAAGTTGTGCAGAACGATATTCCTGCGTCATACGACCAGAATGTGCAAGCCACTTGGAAGCCTGATTCGCCTTACTGTACTGATCGTCTTCAACCGTACGTCGCGTAATCATAAAACCAAGTGCATATTCCTTATCGACAGCAGAAACCTTCGGTCCAATCACAGCATCTTCGTACGTAATTGGTTCACCATCTCCACGTTCAAGCAGGCGAGAAGGGCCTGTCATGATTGTCGCAGAGATTTCTGGAGTATCCAATCCAGCTGTCTTCAAATAGAGTGGATGCTCCGCTTCATAACGATCCCATTCATCGCGAAAGTCTGAACGCAGACCCGGACGAAAGAGAAGGTTAAATGCGCCTTGAACGATCATGTCAAGTCTCCTTTACGCGAGGACGGTGGAGAGGAACTTGAAGAAAACGATCTTCTGCTCCACGTCGATATCGACGATCTTAACTGAGTTTGCAACAGTCTCATCAAGATCAACGACCCAAAAATCACCAACCTTCGCAAGTCCACGAGACTCTCCGATGAGTGTCTGGGTTGGAATGGTTGGATCTCCTCCAGCTGCGCTGATTGCACGACCAGAGAAGACTGTATCAGAACTCGCAACGGCAACAGAAACTTCCTGCTGAATGTTGGTTGTCTGAAGAACTTGACTCTGATTTGCTTGTTCAAAACCTGGACTGGTTCCAGCGCCCTGCAATGCGATACCCACAATCGCAGCCACAGGATCCGCAGCAGCTTCAGAAACTGTTCCAGCAGCAACAAGAATAAGCACTGCGCCATTCTTGAAAGTCTGTCCAGTCGTATACATCATGGACTGTACAGCTGGAGAAGCACCAGCAGATCCAGGAACACGTGCGGGCTGAATAAAGCGGCTCATGCTTGTTCCCTTTCTCTACCTAAGGTTTACGTTGAAGAGCCGCCTCGATATGCTCTTTTCGAGCAACACGAGCTCGCGACTCATCGATTGTTGGCATCCCCAGCTGTGAAGTACTAGCGAGAAATTGAGCTTCTTCACTTTGGCGCGGATTAAGTTGCCCTGGCTTACCGTGTTGCTTCTCGAAGGCCTCACGCGAGATTTCATCGAGGATCTCCTTCGTTTCCATATCGCAAGTCATGAAGATTGTATCTCCAATAATTGCGGTATCATCCGCGCTGTCGTGTAGGGCGCGAACCTTCGCATATTCTGTATCAACTTGAAAACCAAGCAGCTCCATCTCGTAGATAGAAACTCGATCATTACGAACCCACTGACCATAAAGAGTTGGAGGCAGATCAACATGTAGATGGTCAGCAACAATTCCGCGCTCTCGAATACGAACAAGGCGCGCTTTCTTCTGATTACGCAAGACTTTGTTCTCTTCTGGCTCGGCTTTCAGAGCTTCAGAAAGAGGAGTTTCTGCTCCAGTACTTGCACGAATAACTGTTCGCTGTTCACTCATGATGCAGACTCCTTACCGATTGTAGCTTTAACTACACTATCGCTCGGAACTTCAAGCCAATCAATATATTGTTCTTCTGTCATTCCACGCTCGCGAGCGAGGCGCCGTTCGTTCTCTGTTAACTGTCTCACAGGCTTTTTCGTCCCTTCCGTAGGAGCGCTTGGTGGAGTCGGGCGCAGATGTGGAGGTGTTACCGTAGTAGTTACCGGAGCTGGAGCTGGAGTTGAAGGAGGTGTAGTCCCAAGCATCCCTCGATAATAAGCACCTGCGGCTGCCATTGTAGCAACACTTACAACGTTCTCCGAAATCTCTGTGCCCGAAGCTTCTGCGTTTGCGATAAACTGACGAACAGTAGGTTCAATCGCATCCCAAACATCAGCATATTGTGTTTGCATCTTACTAAGCGCCATCTCCTTAGCAGAGACTGCGTGTTGTACAAGGAGAGGATTGATCGTGTTTCGCATCTCTTCAATAAGTTGTGTTCTCATGCGCGCTTCCATTTCAGCCAAACTCTTCGTTGGAGTCTTCCAGAACTCTTTATCAGCTTCCTCAGCTGTTGGCGGTGGAGGACCAAGTGTACTAATCTTCTCACTCATCGTCTGTACATCACGAGCAAGTTTCGTATTTTGTGCGTGCATATCCTTCAATGCACGATCACTAGCTTCGACAAGTGAAAGCAGTCTTGCACGCTCAGGATCAGGTGCAGGAGGTGAAACTACACTAGCACCTTCTTGAGGCGGAGCACCACCCTCAGTAGACTGGCCCTCTGTCAAGATCTTCTCCTCCGACTTCTCTGGGACGGGAGACGGGCTTGACGTTTTCTGGATTGGCTTCGGCCCTGACATTTTTTACTCCTGTATAAAGGGATGAAATTACCTGCATGCCTAAGCGCAGGCCGTGTAACTTTCCGCGTAATTCAAAAGCGCTTTCTGCATTCTTAAAACCCTCCAGCTCCCTGTACGCTTCCTGCTCCAAGAGTCTGAATAATTTGAGTAAGCTGGTCCACTCCCGGAACTTGACCAGTTGTACCAAATCCGTTATCTCCTCCGGCGCTAGGTGTTGCTGAAGGAAGGAGTCTACTTGCATCTTGTGGTACTCCGTTTTGTTGGAGACTCGAAAGAAGCTCACTTAGGATGATTCTATCAACATTTCGCGTATCAAAGGTATCAAGAACCTGTTTCATCGCTTCAGTACTGCCAATCAAAGCTTTCCGAACAGCAAATTGTATTAACCGCGCATCTCCTGTACCTTGTACAAGCTGCATAATTCCAGTATAATACTGTTGCAAAAGTGTCGCTATGGAGACCCAGTTTTGGCGGTCAAGAACTTTGTTCTGGTTCTGTCCAGCGGCACGCAGATCAATCAAAAGCCCATGACGAATCAATTCTGCTGGCATACGAAAGAAATTTTCAACCAAGTTACCATTCTCTGCTTGCGTATAGTATTCAATACGTCGTGGTCCAAACTGTTGAACTAGCACAGCAGCATCAATAATCAATGAACGATTGAACTCCTTCATGTTTGCAAAGGCGTAATCAAACTTCTTTGCACCTTCCTGAATGCGTGCTAGATCACCAGTTGCAGTACCGGGCGTTCCTGCCGCTTGTTGTCCAAGCAAAACATCACTCACACCTGTTCGACGTTCAGAATATTGCAATGCTGCTTGTTCGTTGTTGAAAGAACTATTATAGATTTCTCCAAGTTGGAAGGCTTCAACATGACTCATATCATCAACAAACCATATCTTACCAGGAAAGATCTCTTCGTCAGGTCCATAACCAGAAAGTTTTGAAACCTTCAACATTCTAACGTTTGCAATCAAAGCATTATCAAGTCTCTGTCGATGTTGTGTTGTGACTTCAGCTTGAA